CCTTCTGAACCATGCATCCTCCCTTGCCCAGAAGGATGGAACATCAGCGCTGGGACCTCAATCCATTTATGAGTTCACGGCCTAAATCAGTCGGCACCTGCAATCGGGACGATTTCATTTCGGCAGCGCTGAGTGCAGCCAGTAGGCGAATGCGGGAGCCGTTGCGGTTAGCAATCATTCGCGGGCAGCGGGAAATTGCTGATCAGAACTTCCCCTGCCTTGGTGGGCTTGCCGCCGACACTGTAGGTCGTGTCGATCGCGGCGATCGAGAAGGCCGCGAAGGTTTCGCGCACCCCTTCATTGTCATTGAGCGACATCAGGAACCGGCCCTTGATCCCAGCCAGCTGCTCGGCCAGCGCGGCGAAATCAGCGCGGCTGAAAACGCCGGGGCCATAGTCGCGTTCGCAGGCCCAATAGGGCGGGTCGAGATAGAACAGCGCCCCTGCCCGGTCATAACGACGGATGAAATCCGAATAGGGCAGGCGCTCGATGACTACCGATTGCAGCCGATCATGGACGTCGGCCAGCATCGGCTCGATCTTGCCGACGTCGAACCGCGCCGGTGCGGACGCATCCACCCCGAAGCCCCTGCCCGCCACCTTGCCGCCGAAGGCGAGGCGCTGGACGTAGAGAAAGCGAACCGCCCGCTGGAGATCCGTAAGGCGGTCAGGATCCTGCCCCAGCAGCCGCTCAAATTCGGCGCGGCTCGCCACGCGGAACCGCAGCATGTCGACCAGATAGGGATAATGCTCGGCGAGACAACGAAACAGCGTCACGATGTCACCCGAAATATCGTTGATCGCTTCGGCACGCGGGCGGCGCGAGCGGCGCAGGAAGATGCCGCCCATGCCCACGAAGGGCTCGGCGTAACTGCTGTGCGGAACGCTGTCGATGATCGCGCATATCCGCCGGGAGAGGTTTCGTTTTCCGCCGATATATCCGGCGACAGGCGAAACGGGGCGGACGTGAACAAAGGGAGTAGACATGTAGGAAATCCTGCACGATGTCCCGACGTGGCAAGCCACGGAGGGAACTCAATAAGGGGTGGGCGCGCCACCCTGAGAGTGCGAGTGCAGGCTCGCGGTTTGGAGATGTGGGGACATCCCAAGCCCCCTCCGTAAAGGGGGAGCGGCGGCGTTCATAGCCGCCGCCGGTCTTTATTCGGCTGTCGATTCGACCGCGGGCATTTCCGGTTCCGGCGGCGGCACGGTGATGACGCCGAGGCCGATCTTCTGCGCAACGCCAAGCGCCACTTCTGCCACGCGCTCCTTGGTAGCGGCCCGATCATAGCTGCCGTCGTTCTTCAGCACGGCGTTGACGCGGCGTTCGTGCTTGATGTCGCCGCTGGTGAAGGTGACAGGCACCGAGCGCGTTTCCGCGTCAAATGCACCAATTCTGGTCGTCAGTTCGGTCATGGTGATCCTCGATCAGTTGGAGGGGGCAGAAGGCCAATCAATGGCGGACAGATCCGCCACGGTTTCGGGAAGGTCACGCAGGGCTTGCCGGTAAACCCGCCATTCCTCGCGCGCCGAAGCGGTCAGCGGGCTATCGGGCATCTGCGTGAAGTCGGACTCACTCAGCAAACGGTCGCGCCTGGTGCGCATCTGGCGCAGCAATTCGGAAGCCCCTGGCGGTGGAAGGGGCACTGCCATCGGATCGCCATTGCTGTCCGGCACTATGATCGAACCGCTAGAGGCGGCAGCGATCAGGTCACGATGGACCTCGACCGCGACGGGCCGTGCATCTTCGGGGATGCTGACATGGACCTCATCGTCGAGAAATCCACCAGCGGACGCGCTGTAAAAGAGGGGCACGATACTCTCCTTATTTGCCGACAGCCATCCACCAGGCGGTGGCCTGTGGAGCGGCATTCCAAAAACTGGCGCTATTTTGGTTCGCTGCGTAGGGAAGAGGGCCATTCGCTTGCGCGTTCCCGTTGCCCAGTTCCGTTGCCACGCCCGAATGGATGTGGAAGCAGGCCGTGGGGAACTGGATCGGGAAGTTCACCGATCCATAGGAGTCAGGGTTGCAGGTGACAGTTCCCCACTGCAAAATCAGGCCATTGGGCAGGCGGCAATAGCCGGAGGCTTCAAGATTGCCAGTCGGCAGCAGGGCGGATGCGTGATAGCCGTCGACGGTGTCGGCATTACCCGCCGAATTGGCATAATTGACACTGAAATTTGCGGGATTCCAGACATAGTAGGCGTTGCCGTCGTTGCTGCCCCACAGCCATTGCGGCTGGCCGCCCTGACCGGACCAGTTGAAAGGCTTGTTCAGCAGGTTGTTCCAGTCGCGGATGCTATCGCGATGCCAGCCGTCGACAAGGTCGGCGTCCAGTCCAGACCCTGAGCCATCATTGCCGCTGTGCCAGATTACGTTCCGCGTCGCGCCGAGACTCCAGCCCCCGTAGGCCAGGACATTGTCCGTATCGATGCCCAGATAGGCTGCGAAGGAGCCGGGACGGTGAAAGGTCATCATCGCCGCGCCGACGCCGTTGCCCCTTATCTCGACTTCACCGAGACCGCCCGCTGCATTGGCCATGCCGGACGATCCAGTCGCTTTCGCATCCAGATAGACGCGGCCGGTGAACGTATCGCCCGCGCGATTGGCCGGGCTGTATCCGAGGCGACCGACGATATTGGTGTAATAGCCGCTATCCTGTCCGTCGAGCAGGTCGGCATCGAGACCGGAACCCGCGCCATCATTGGACGCGCGCCAGACATCGGCGATGTGCGTGTCGAAAACGAAGTTCCCCTGATCGCTGACGTCCACGGTCGCTTTGAGGCGCGTGCCGCTCCATCCGATCTTGACGGTGTTCACCATCTGCCCGACGCCACCGCCTTGCTGGACAGGGGTAAAGCCGAGACGCTGCGGGATATTCGTGTAAAAGCTCCCGTCCTGCCCATCGAGCAGATCGGCGTCGAGGCCCGAACCCGCGCCATCATTGTTCGGGCCCCAAAAGACGCCCTGCCCCTGCGATGACGCCATGCCAGCAGGGGTCAGCATCAACCCACTGACGAACGAAGAACCGAAATTGTCCGTCGTATATTGAAGGTGAAAATTGCCGCCACTTCCCGCAAGATTGGTCCCGATGGCCCGCCACTTGTAGTTGCCGGTACCCGAAAAATGCAGTTCCTGACTGCCGGTTTTGGAGATCGCCACGTTGCCGGTGAAGGTGTCGCCCGCCCGATTTGCGGGCGTGTAGCCGAGACGCTGCGGGATGTTGGAATAATAGCTGCCGTCCTGCCCGTCGAGCAGATCGGCGTCGAGGCCGCTGCCGGAACCGTCCTGCGCGAGCAGCCAACCCAGGATTGCGGCTTTGGCGGCAATAGGCGTGAGGGCGCGCAGGGCATCGATACCGGCCTGCGCCTCCGCGACGGTCGCCAGTTCCACAACGCCCTGCCGTTCCGTCGTGGCGGGCGGGTTGAGGAAATTGGTGTCGCCGAAGGTTAGCATGGCGGCAGCGACGTCCGCGAACTGCACGTCGATCGCGAGCAGCATGATGGCCTGCGCCGACTTCTCCAAGATAACGTCCGCCTGCCCGTAAATGGCAAACAGGGTGCCGTCGGCCAGATAGAGNGCGAAGCTGCGGACGGTGAAAAGGTCGGCGCTTTCGTCGCGGACGATCAGGTGGATGGTGTCGTCCGCCACGACATCGCCGGAGATCGTGGCAACGCGCTTATATTCACCGGGCAGGGCAGTGATGCCCACGCCGGGAACGACGGCGGTGGCGGTAAGGCCGACCTGCGCGATGGTGACGGGCGCTGTGCCGGTGTTGGCGGCATTTACCAGCGCGGCACGGCCGGCATTGGTGACGATAGCGGTAAGGGCCATGATTCCTCCGGTCAGGCCGCCGGCGCCGTGCAGGACAGGCGGGCATAGATGGTCGGGCGCACCGCAGCGACAAGGCCGACGCTGGCCTTGGCGGTGATGCCCTGGGTGAAGGTGAAGTGGCTGCGCACCGGCTTGGCGCGGCCGACTTCGGCGATGACCTGATCGACAAAGGCCGCCGATGCCGGTGCGCCATTCTGGTCAAGGTTGAGGACCAGGCTGAAGGTGTGCGGATCGGCCTTCGGCACCATCTGCCACCATTCGCGGATCGCAACCGATCCCCCGAAACTCTGCACGACAGCGCGAACGGATGCGGCGGTGCCCTTCTGTCGCGCGATCGGAATCGCCTTGCGCACGCGCTCGCGCTTGATGGCGTCGGCCCAATCGGACGACCAGTTGTCGAGGGACAGGCCCCAGGCGAGCCAGGGCAGCAGTCCGATGGGGCAGGTACCGGGCGACCAGACGTCGCGAATCGGCGTCGGGATATCGAGCAGGCCGGCGGCGACCTGTTCCACGGCCTTTTCCAGCGCGGTAGAGCCGGGGGGCAGCAGCGACGGATAAGTCATTCGGCCGTCCCCGCGTAATTGACCGTCGTGCCGGTGCAGTAGGGTGCCTGGGTCCGCGAAATGACGATGTCGGCCGCCGGCGACGTCAGGACGACATTCTGGACGCCCTCGACATGCAGGGCAGCAAAGAGAGCCGATCGGGTGATGTCGCGGCCCAGGCGGTGGCTGGACTCGACATAGGCATCAAGGCTTGCCTGCGCGGCTGCCAGCACAACGCCGCCATCTGGACCGCTGAAGGTCGTCAGCGTGGCGACGACTGCATAGTTCACGATTTCAGCGGACTGAACGGTGACGAAGTCGGTCAACGGGCGGCGCGTTTCGTCCGACACATAGGTGGCGACCGTCGCGATCAGTTCCGGGGAAGCGGCACCGGAGCCGGTGCGGGATAGGATCGAAACCAGGACTTCGCCGGGGTCGGGGCTGGTCGCGCTGGCATCCAGCACGTCGCCATCGGCGGACAGCGCGTGAAAGATATAGGCGCCTTCCGGTCCCGCGACCGAATAGCCTTCGGGCGCCAGCACCATGCGCCGGCGGAAATCGGCGTCGCTTTCCATCACCGCCGGGATGCCCAGCACGATATCCGCCGGCGTGATCGTCAGGCGGGTGATGCCGAACAGCGCGCCGATATTGTCGAGGTCGGCACCTACGGCATAAGCGGGCATGACGGCGCGGGCGGCATCGTTGACGCGCTGGCGCACCAGCTGGACGATGTAGGAAACGACCTGCAACAGCTTCGTGACCGGATCGCTGTCGCGGTTTTCGAAGTCGGGCATGAGTTCGAGCATGCGCGCGACGGCGTCGGCCTGGATCGTTTCGAAATCCAAAGCCTCGATAATGTCCGGCGCGGGAAGGCGCGACAGATCAACGGCGGTATAGGTTGCATCGGCCATGGCGCCCATGTCGGGCGGGGGTCATGGGCCGCGCTACCGCCTGCATTTGTAGAGGCGGCCTCTACAAATGCGAGGTGTCGTTGTCCTGTTCCTGCTCCTTGGGCTTATAGGCGCGGGTGCCGCGACATCGAGGGAACTGGGCGCAGCCCCAGAACTGACGCCCGGCATGCCTTCCCCGTCCCGCCCTCCGCAGGCGCATAGAACTGCCGCAGTTCGGACATCGATCCTCCGAGAAGCTGACCGCCGGTCGCTGATGCTCAATCGCTAAATGCTCGCCCCCGCAGACGGGATAGCGGTCGCAACGAATGACGCCGAGGTTTTCGCGATCATAGTGCATGCTGCCACGACATTTCGGGCACCGCTGATAGACAATCGGGGTGCTCGCCGG